ATGCAATACTTGACTTCTCAGAAACCAATCCATTCGGAACACCATAAATAGTATATCATATTTTCCTGACAAATGTTTGAGTATTTTTATCACGAGATATTGAGGAGAACGATTGTTTCTTTTGGAACTTTGTTCAACAACATCAGCATCAAACACACTAATGACTCTGATAACACAGTGAGTGTGATGAAAGTTCCTCTTGCCTATAGTCCTACACAAAAGTTTTTAGCAAGACTGGAACAAGTTCCTGATCTCAATAAACCAGTTCAAATGTCATTACCAAGAATGTCATTTGAATTTCTTGGATTGACTTATGATACTTCTAGAAAAGTAACAACAACTCAAACATTCTTATCTGGTCTTTCAACTGATAAGACTCAGCCAAGAAAGACATACATGCCTGTTCCATATAATATGTCATTTGAACTTAGCATTTACACTAAGTTGAATGATGATATGCTTCAGATTGTGGAACAGATTCTTCCATACTTTCAGCCAGCTTATACATTAACAGTTGATTTGATTGATACAATTGGTGAAAAAAGAGATGTTCCTATTGTATTTGAAGGAATTGAAATGAGGGATGAATATGAGGGTGACTTCTCTCAAAGAAGAGCTCTTATTTACACTCTCAGGTTTGTAGCTAAAACATATCTTTTTGGTCCTGTTTCCGACGTTTCCAAGGATATTATCAAGAAGGCTTCTATTGGATTTGCAGCAGGAGATTCAAAAGGAAGTACGAGAGATCTTACATATCGTGTTGATCCAGTTGCTACTAAGAGTTATACAAACAACGTAGTAACAACTCTTGTTGGTGATATTACTAACTCAGTTACAACTATTGAAGTTGCAAATGCCTCATCAATCTCTGCTCTAGATGTTCTTGTAATTGATGAGGAAAACTTCAGAGTAGTCAGTAAATCAGGCAATAAACTTGCTGTTGAAAGAGCTTATGATGAAACTACTGCATCACAACATGTTGGTGGATCTAACGTTAATCTGATCACAACGGCAGATGCTCCTCTTATTGAACTTGGAGATAACTTTGGATTTGACGGTTCCTTCTGATGAAAGAGTATGAAAATGACAAAAAAATTTGATGACCTGAATGAAACTTTTAATGTCGCTGGAGAGATAGTATCCAAAGAGATTGAGAGTGTCGAACAAAAGGTTGAAAAAATCGCAAAAGAATCTGATGACCTTAAAAAGGACTACGAATATACAAGAGGTAATTTATATTCAATTATAGAAAAAGGACAAGAAGCTCTCAATGGAATTCTTGAGTTAGCTCAAGAGAGTGAAATGCCAAGAGCTTATGAGGTAGCTGGACAACTGATCAAGAATGTTGCTGACGCTACGGATAAGCTTATAGATCTTCAAAAGAAACTAAAAGATATTGATGAGCAAAAGGTCAAAGGACCCACAAATGTTACCAATGCACTTTTTGTTGGTTCTACAGCAGAATTGTCAAAACTATTAAAGAACGGAATTACTGAAGATAATAAATAGTGAGAAGGGAGAGAAATCCCGAAGTACACACGTTACTAATAAAATGTCCAAGGAATTGCCTTCCATTGAAGATTTTGCCAGCAACAATAATCTCCCATCAATCAAAGAATTTATAAAAGAGGAAGTTGACTCACAACTGCCATCAATAGAAGATTATATAGAGAAAAAAGAAACGGAAGGGATAGTAGAAGAACCAGTCGCAGAGGAAACTGAATCTCCTACAGACCTTACAGAAATTATTCGTCTCATCAATGACGTTAGGAAAGATATTCCAGAAATACCCGAGATAAAATATTATGATGCAGAACTAGAAAAGTTATGTGAGATTGTTGATCAAGTAAGATCAGAAATTCCAGAAATACCTGAAGTCAGGTATTATGAAGAAGAGATTGGAAGATTAGAAAAAACAATTGAAGAAGTCAGATCAGAAATACCAAAGTTCCCCAAATGGGTTAATGAGGTAAATGAAGTTCCTGATTTTTCTTGGATTGGAAAAACTTTTAGTGTCATTGATGATGATTTTATTAAAGTCAATGATACTATTGAAACTCTTCGTGAGAGAGTTGAATCAAATCTTAGAGAAATTGTAGAAGAGAATGAGGTAAAACAATTTGAGAGTAAAGTTCAACTTGAAACTCAAATTAAAGACATTGATGAAAAATATCAAGACGTAAAAGACAAGATTTGGAAAGAGTTGAGAGAATCATCTCTTAAAATTTGGGAGTATCATAAAGAATTTAAAGATGATGATCGTAAGTTAAAAAAACAGATCACTAATGAATACAATTCTCTTAAAAGTAATCTTGAGGATAAGATTAAAGAATTTAATGAGAATAGTGTAAAGACGGATAAAGTTCTTTTAAGCTACTTCGAAAATCTCAAGGAAGAAATTTCCAATCTTCCCGAGGTTAAGTATTATGATGATGAAATTAAATACGTCAGAGAAGATATAAAAGATCTTTACAATCTTGTAAAAACTATAAAATCTGAACAGAAAGACTTGCAGGAAAGTCTTCTTAGAGAACCTCCAGAAGAAAAAGAATCTATTGGAGTTGCTCCTGATCCATTAACTCCACTTGATCAGAAATTTGCAACTCTAGAAGATCTTTCAAATCATTATAGAATCTTTATTAATAGAATTCAAACTCAACTCTCAACGATGGGAGGAGGTGGAGCTGGATTCATTAAAGATCTAGATGATGTTTCTTTTGACCAAACCACTGGTAATGGAAAACTTTTAATTTATAATGGATCTCAATGGGTTGGGATTGCAAGTGAAAGTTTAGGTGGAAGTGTTGGTGCTGGTGGAACTTGGCAGGTAGACTCAGTAGGTATCCATACAACTAAAAATGTTGGTATTGGAACTACTGCAAGATCTGAGTACAAAATTTATGTGGAAGGAGACGCTCTTTTCACTGGTAATGTTTCTGTAGCTGGAACTGTAACTTATGAAGATGTAACGAATGTAGATTCTATTGGAATAGTAACAGCAAGAAATGGAGCAATAATCAAAGCAGGAACTGCAACAACTGCTTTGATAGTGGAAGGTGATGCAAGAGTAATTGGAATACTTACTGTTGGTACTTCTAGTATTACTTTAGATGGTGATAATAATCAAGTTAATGTTGGATCAGGTGTCACACTTCATCATATAAATGGTGTTCAGGTAGGTGGCAATACAGTTCATTCTACTGGTCTCACCATAAATCGAATTAATGTTTCCGGTGTTTCAACTTTCAGTAGTGAGACTGGTATTGGAACAGTACACATTGGATTAGGAAACACTGCTCTATTTGTTGATGGCAATGCAAGAGTAATTGGAATACTCACTGTTGGTAGATCTAGTGTCACATTAGATGGTGATAGTAATCAGATTAATGTTGGTTCTGGAGTAACAATTCATCATACCAATGGAGTTCAGGTTGGAGAAAATACAGTTCATTTCTCTGGTCTCACTATTAATCAACTTAATGTTTCTGGAGTTACCACATCATCTTCTTATTCTTTACCAGATGGTTTAATCTCAAGTGGAACTCAAACAATATCAACAATATCTGAGACTTCTATAGATAGTTTTTCTGCTTCAGACTACCGTTCAGCAAAATACCAAATTCAAATAACAAAAGGATCGGAATATCAAATAACCGAAGTTTTTGTTGTTCATGATGGAACTTCTTCATATCAAACAGAATATGCTACGGTTAAAACTGGAACAACACTAAGTACATTTAGTTCTGATATTGACACTGGTAGTGTTCGTCTTTTGGCAACACCATCAAATTCTGAATCTACAACCTTCAAGATTATTAGAACTTTGGTCAAGATCTAGTTTATTCATAAATATAAAAAGATCCTTGATATTATTTGATGAAATCTCAATTCACCAAATTTACACATAAAACTCCACACTTGAGTAAAAAGCAACACCAGCTAGACCCCAACTTGGATATGAAACAGTTGGTTCATCATGCAACAGTTCAGTATGTTGATCGTGATGCTGATGGTGATGTGGATATCTATGATACTCCAAAGAAAAATATTCCCGACGAAAATCCTATTGCTAACTTTGCAACTGTTTCTAAGAAATTAATTGCAAAACAAAAAGGTGAGATTAAACACTCCAAGAAAAAAATTGCTTATGAAGATCTTCGTAAGTGGTTTGGAACTGGTGGAGAAGGTGGAGTAGGTGGCGGTGGATGGGATCGTTACAATACGAAAGGTGAAAGAATTGGTAAATGTGCTCGTGAACCTGGAGAAGGAAAACCAAAGTGTCTTTCCAAAGAAAAGGCAGCAAAAATGTCTAAGGATGAAATTGCTGCAGCAGTAAGAAGAAAAAGAAAAGCAGACCCTGTAGCAGATCGTCCAGGAAAAGGAGGTAAACCAAAGATGGTATCTAATAAAATCAAAGAAGAAATGGGATTAGTTAGATACTGTCCCAAGTGCCAAAAGAATGAATTAAGATCTGAGTGTGCCTATGGTCCCAGGTATTGGGATATGTTCTCTATGCCACCATCCATTATGACAAATCAAATGAAATACGATATTGCACAAATTCATCCAACAAATGAAGAGAAAGATCATGAGCATTCGATGGCTCGTTCAGAACTTTCTACAGTTATGAATGCAGCAAAGAGACTGAAGAAAAAAATGGGTAAAGGTGAGGGAAATATTGAAGCATGGGTTCAGTCAAAAATTACCAAAGCAGCAGATTATTTGGATTCCGCAGCGGATTACTTAGATAGTGGCGAACACGATGTCGAAGAGGCTTGTTGGACTGGATATAAGCAAGTGGGAATGAAAAAGAAAGGTAAGAAGATGGTTCCTAATTGTGTTCCTGAGCACACTGGAATTGTTGGAAAGATCCTAGAACAGATTGAAGGCGAAAAAGAACTTCAAGCTCTTGAGGAAAAGAATGTTCCAACTAATCCCTCACTTTGGTCTAAGATGAAGTCGAGAGCAAAGGCAAAGTTTGATGTTTATCCTTCAGCTTATGCTAATGGATGGGCTGCTAAAGAATATAAGAAAGCAGGTGGTGGTTGGAAATCCGTAAGTGAAGAAGTAGAACTTGAAGAGGCAGTAAGAATTCCAGCAAAAACTGGAAATCTGATGCATGTAGTTTTGACCTGGAAAGGAAAGATGTATTCCCTTAAGATGTTCTTTCCTCAGGTTTCCACTCCAACCAGAAAGGATGTTCAGGATCAGATTGAGAAAGTATATCCCGGATCAAGAGTCCAATCATTCCACGTTGCAGAATATACTCCAGGCGAACCTTTCCTACAAACTGAGAGTGCTTCTTGGACCCGTAAGGAAGGAAAAAATAAAGAGGGTGGTTTGAATGAGAAAGGTCGCAAATCATATGAAAGAGAGAATCCTGGAAGTGATCTCAAAGCACCTTCAAAGGAAGTTGGTAATCCTCGTAGAAAGTCATTCTGTGCGAGAATGCAAGGAATGAAGAAGAAACTTACTTCATCCAAAACTGCTAACGATCCTGATAGCAGAATCAATAAGTCCCTTAGAGCTTGGAACTGCTGATATGAAATCCTTCAAACAGTTTTTATCTGAAAGTATTACCATTAACGGTGACTTCAACGGAACCTTAAATGTAGGTGGATCTTCCCAAGAACCACAACCTCATTCAGAAGAATTCTCTGCTGATATTG